CGACCAGCTTCGACCTCATGACGCTCGATGAGGCGAAGCTGCTTGCCGGCATGTCAACCACGGACACCACCGACGATGCCCAAATGCAGCTGTTCCTCGACATCAACAGCGCGACCGTCATGCGGATGTGCAATCGGATTTTTGCGAAAGAGGAAGTCCGCGAGGAGTGGCGCGAGCTGAACGGTGGCTGCCGAATTTTCCCGTCGCATTGGCCGATCCAGGCCGACGATATCGTGTCCGTCGAATCGCCGATCGGCACCGTCCTTGATCCGAGCGCCTACGAGCTGGAGGAGGAATCCGGCAAGGTCGAGCTGATGAGCGACGGCCTTGCCTGTCCCTGGATCGAGCCGGTCGCGATCCACTATACGGGCGGCTACGATCTTCCCGACGAGGCGCCGCTGCCGCTCAAGCGCGCGGTCGCGATGCTCAACCTACAATCAAAGTTGCTCGCGTCGATGAGCACCATCGCAGGCATTCGGACTTTGAGCCATAAGGAAGCCCGCATACAATTTCACGACCCTTCAAAAATCCTCGAAGCCGCGCTCGGCGGCGGTGGCGCCTCCAATCCGATGCAAGGCGCGATCACCGCGCTGCTCTCGCATTACATCCATTACGAGGTTTGATCGATGGGCGTGAATTTTTCCGCCCTGATCTATGCGCCCAACTTCGATCAGTGGGCGCGGCCGATCACGTTCAACCCGGTGACCTCGCAGCCGGGGCAGCCGACCTTCTCCGCGCGCGCCATCTGGCATCAGGACCGCATCGATATCGTCCTCGAGGACGGCTCGATCATGGTCGATCAGCAGGACTCCATTGACATCCTCGAAAGCGAATTCCCGATCGCGCCGCAGCAGCTCGATCGCGTCGTCATCCCGGCCGACAACGCCGTGCCGGCGGAAGGCGAATTCGAGGTGGTGAGCGTGACGCGCAACGGCGGCGGCGAAACCAACCTGGTGCTGCGCGCCTATTCGGCGACGTCGAAACCATGAACGTGGGCGTGCAGGCGGGGCCGGCGCCGCGCGGGATTACCGATACGCAGAGCTACGGACAGGTCATCCGCGATACCTTGTTCGCGACGGTGGTGCAGCTGCCGTTCTTCGCCAACTTCATCGCGCGGCGATCAAAGCAGCTTCCGGTCCAGCAACCTCTGCTCCCGTATCTCGGCGTCTACATTATCGACGAGCAAATGCCGCCAGACGGCGACCCCAATGCCGGCGACATCCGCTTCATCCACACGCTGCGCATCGGCTTTCAGGTCATCATCGCAAACAACGATCCGGTGGCGGCCGAGTTAAGCCTCGACGCGGCATTCTGGGCGATCATGACCGGCCTGTGGACCAACACTGGCTTGACCAACATGATCGCGACGATGTTGCCAGACAACACCCGTTTCGAGGGTGTGGAGCGCGGCGCGCGGAAGCATGTCTGGGGCATCATTGGCAAGGGCGAGACGCCGATCGGCGAGCTGGAATACATCGCGTCGATCCGCTTCCGCACCGAATGGTTCCCGGGCGGCTTCCCCGATCTGCTGGAGATTAACGTCCAGACCGTGCCGCTCGCCAGCGATGGCACCGTGCCGCCGGCAGACCAAGTCCAGCGCATCATCAGCGATTACGAATTCACGCCTTCCCGGCTCGCTGGGACAAAGCGAGAGACACCTGCACAAGGAGACTCCGACAATGACCGATCAAACTAATCAAACATTCGATCCGATCGAGGTGCGGCAGAAGGCCATCGCGGCGCGCAAGGCGATGCTCGCGAGCCGAACGCCAAAGCGGGAGCGGGTCCGCGTCAGCCCGGCAAATGACGACGTGCGCCGCCTCCTGCGGCATCCGCACGCGGGCGGCTTCCCGGTGAGCGGCGGCGCCGCCGACTGGCCGCTCGATCGATTCACGCGCCGCCGCATCAACGACAAATCGGTCACGCGCGCCGAGCCGGAAGCCGAGTCGGAAGCCGAGCCGCAGCAGCAGGGGCGCCCTGCCGCGCGTGCGCCAGCACCAGCGCAGCGTGACCAATAACCCGACCAAACAATCAGGAGACACCCATGCCTATCTCGTTCAATCAAATCCCCTCCAACATCAAGGTGCCGCTCTATTGGGTCGAAGTGGACCCCAGCATGGCGGGCTTGCCGCTGCTCGGGCTGCGCGCCCTGATCGTCGGCACCATGCTGACGGCGATCGGCGACGTGCAGCCGGACGTCCCAATCGCCATCGGCTCGCAGGCGCAGGCCGACGCGCACTTCGGCCAGGGTTCGGAGTTGAGCCGAATGATGCGCGCTTACTTCGCCAATAATTTTGGTAACGAGGTTTGGGCCGTCGGGCTCTCCGAGCCGGTGGGCGCCACGGCGGCGGGCGGCACCATCTCTGTCGCAACGCCACCGACCGATGCGGGGACAATCCATCTCTATATCGCCGGCGATCACGTCGCGATCAATGTCGGCTCGACTGACACGGTGGACACGGTCGCCACCAATATGGCCGCCGCCATCAACGCCATGTTTGATCTGCCGGTCGCGGCCGTCGCCGCCACCGATACCGTGACGCTGTCGACGCTCTGGAAGGGCGTCGGCGGCAACGAGATCACGGTGATGATCAATTATTACGGCACGATCGGCGGCGAGATTCTGCCGCCCGGCCTGACGCTGACCTTGCCGGCCACCGGCATGCTCACCGGTGGCGCCGGCGTGCCCGATCCGACCACTACCATCGCCAACATGGGCGATCAGCCTTTCGAATACGTCGCGGAGCCCTACACGGACTCCAACACGGTATTCGATTGGGAGGAGGAATTCGGGTTCACCGATCAGGGCCGTTGGGGATGGCAACGGCAGTTGTTCGGTCACCTGTTCTCGGCCAAGCGCGGCACCATGTCGGACCTGCAGACGTGGGGCAACACGCAGAATTCCGGCGTGCTCTCCGTGATGGGCTTCGAGGTTGCGAGTCCGTCGCCCGCGTTCGAATGGGCGGCGGCCTATACCGCCAAGGCGCAACGCGCGCTGACGAACGATCCGGCAAGACCGCTGCAAACCTTGTCGCTCAATGAGATCAAATGCGCGCCGCTGCACCAGCGGTTCGATTTCCTCGATCTGCAGACGCTCGCCAACAACGGCATTGCGATCCAAAAGGCCGGCGTCGACAACCAGCCGATGATCGCTCGGGAGCAGACGACCTATCAGCTCAACCTGTACGGAACGCCCGACGACGCCTACGAGGTGGTGACGACCTTGGCGACGCTCGCCAAGCTGCTCCGCAATCAGCGCGCCGTCGTCACCAACAAATTCGGGCGCTGCAAGCTCGCCGACGACGGCACGCGGTTCGGGCCAGGGCAGGCGATCGTCACGCCCGGCATCGTCAAGGCCGAGCTGATCGCGCAATACGCGCTCGACGAATTCAACGGTCTTGTGGAAAACGCGAGCGCTTTTGCCGCCAACCTTCTGGTGGAAAGAAACTCCACGGACCCCAATCGCCTGGACGTGCTCTATCCGCCCGATCTTATCAACCAGCTGCGCATCTTCGCCGTGCTGGCGCAGTTCCGCCTGCAGTACAACCTCGGCATCGATACGCTGATCGTCGCGCCGAGCCCGACCGGCGTCACCGGCATCCTTCCGACCGTCGGCTGATCGCCACCCATCAATCCCATAAATCAGGAGCAATCAAATGGCCCAGCGATTTGCAGGTATCGCCTTCCTGTTGGTCGACGGCAATCAAATGTCGCTGCGCGGCAATTTCACCGTAAGCCCGAGCATCGTCGCGCGCACGATGATCGCAGGGCAGGACGGCGTTCACGGCTATCAGGAATTGCCGCGCGTGCCCTACATCGAGGGCGACATCTCGACGGTGCCCAATCTCAATCTCTTGGACCTTGAGGCCCAGGTGAATGTCACCGTGGTCGCCCAGCTCGCCAACGGCAAGCAATACGCGCTCGGACAGGCCAGCTGCAAAGCCGACCTCGAAGCCAACACCCGCGACGGGCAGGTGCGCGTCCGCTGGGAAGGCGTGACCTGTTCCGAAACCAACCTCGGGTGACGCATGAACAGACCGATCCGCGAAGGCTTCCAACCCGACCCGGCGCCCGAAGCCGCAAGCGCGGCGCCGCCCGCGCCGCCCGCGCCGCCCGAACCGGTGGAGACGTGGCCCATCGTCATCAAGCTGCGGCACAAGGGGTTGCGCGACCCGAGCCTGCCTGACGAAATCCGCGAGCTGCGCCTGCGGCAGCCGACCGGCGGCGACATCAACTATTGCGGAAGTCCCATCCACATGGGGCGCGACGGCAACTTCGTCATCGATGACCAGCGCATGCATCTGATGATCGCGCGCCTGGCGGGCATCCTCACAATGGTCCTCGATCAGATCGACCCGCGCGACTGGCAGACGGCCGCCTATAGGCTGTTCCGTTTTTTTCTGCCAAATGCGGCAGCGTGGGAGTAGCAGGCGACGAGGACAATCTTGTTCTCGACTGCTATTGGCTGGCGCGCTGGTATCACCAATCCCCCGAAATCTTCCTCAACATGCCACTTTCTGACGTGCGCACGCACGTCCTGCGGACGATGCAAATGGCGCAGCTGATGCAGCAACGCGGCGAGCGCGACGATGGCGAGTGAAGCCGACGAACTGCGATTGACCGTTACGCTCGTCGACAACGCGTCGGAGGGCGTGAAAAAGATTGAGCAGAGTCTCAAGAGCTTGTCTGGCGGCCAGAACGCCGTCGCATTCCAACAGATGCGCAAGCATACGGAGGACTTGCAGCGCCAAATTCGTCCGCTCGGCGATGATTTCAAAAAGGCCGGCGAATCGATTGTGCCGTTCATCCGAGGGGTGGGTGGCGCCGCGACCGGAATGCTGGCGTTCGGCTATGCCGCCGAAAAGGGCCTCGACGCGCTCGCCAAGTATTCCAGCGAGCTGGTGCGGTTGAATCAGCTCTCGATACAGACCGGAACCGGCGCTGCCACGATCAAGAGCATGCGCGAACAGATGGAGCAATGGGGACTTACTGCCGGACAAATAGCACGCAACACAACGGGCCTTGCGGAATCGATGCATCAGATGACGCTCGTCATGAGCCCGATGCGGCAGAAGCTGCTTGAGGGTTTGCGGGGCGAGCCGCTGCAGGCCATGCAGGACTTCCTGGCGGAATCGAAACGGCTGGCCGAATCCGGCGACATGATCGCCTATGCCAACCACGCCGAGGAAGGATTGGCAAAGATCACGAAGTCGATGGAGGCCGCCGGCCTGTCCCCGCAACGCATTGCGGAACGCCGGAAGCAATTCGGGGAAATCTTCGGTGCTCCCGATCTCAATATATTGCAAAAATTTCAGGCGGTGTCGGCCGAGGAGGAAAAGGCGCAGAAGGCCCGTGACGAGGCCGCGCAGAAATACTTGGCCCTGACAACGAAGATCGGGCAGGAATGGAAAAAAGTAACTGACGCCTGGTTCAATCAAGCCATCACGTCGAGTCCACTGATGGAATCCATGAAATGGATCGACGAGAAGATGGAGGCATACGTCAAAAATCTGGCAGAAGTCGAGAAGATCAACAAAGAACACCCGACGGCGTCGGGATGGCAACACTTCAATCCGTTCAACCAACAAAACATTGAGAACCAGAAAGCGCTGGGTTTCGACACCGAAAGTCCACTGATGAAGTGGTGGAAAGGAAAGACCGCGACGCCGGATAAGGGCGACAATTTGGAGGTGCCGCACATGCAGCACGGCGGCATCGTCTCGCGCGCGACGCTTGCCATGATCGGCGAAGGCGGCCCAGAGGCGGTCATACCGCTGGGCGCACTCGGCAAGAGCAGCGAAGACTTGTCGAAAGAAATGAAGGAGAACACTGACCAGCTCAAGCAATTGAACGATGCCCTGCGCGGCGTCATTCTTCCCGGCGGCGGCGGTGTTGGCGGTGTCGGCGGCGGTGTCGGGGGTGCCGGCGCCGGGCCGGGCGCCATCATGCGCAGCATTACGGGCGGCGGCATGGGCGGGCTCGGTGGCATGATGCGCGGGCTCGGCGGCCTGCCTGGGTTCGGCGGCCGAGGCGCCCCCAACGGCAGCGACGTCGGGCCCGGCACCGGCAACGGCGCCGGCGAAACGCCGAGCGAGCCGTACACCCCACAAAAAGGCGATATTGAAGGCTCGGGCGGGCCCGGTGGTCGCTTCAATGTTCCGGCCGGCACACCAATCTCGCCGCCAAGCGAGCGCGAAAGCGTCACCTTGTCGAACGGGCAGAAGGTGACCGTCAACAAACGAGCCGCGCCGCAATTTCGCGGGTTCTTCAACGATCTGATCAAAGCGGGTGCGCCTGTTAGCGGCCTTGGCGGATTCGGGACTCGCGGTAATCCATCACAGCACCCGACCGGCATGGCGGTGGATTGGGCGCAAAACAGTCGTGACGTTGTTAGTCCCCGCGTTGCGGATTGGATCAGCAAGAATCGCGGCACGTTGAGCAATTTGGAAAATCGCTGGGGCTTGAGCGGAGGGGAAAACTGGCGTCACCCTGACACGGGCCATTTTTCGATCGAACATCTTTACGGTTCGGAACATCTGGCCAAAGCCGCCGGCGGCGATAGCGCCGTCACTGCCAACGGCAGCGATGTGGGCCCCGGCACCGGCAAGGGCGCTGGCGAGGCGACGGCAGCTGGCGGAAATGCAGCGATTGCCAATGAGCGCGCGCGCGTCATGAAGCAATTGCAAGAGCCCGGAATGCGCGATCTAACGGCGCGCGTCATCGCGCACGAACAAGCGGGCGGCGCCGGCCGCGCCGACGTGCTGGAATCCCTCGTCAATCGCTCCGTGGTCACGGGCAAGCATCCGCGCGATCTCATCAACAGCGGATTTTATGGTCCGGTCAATCGCGGTGAGATAGGCACGAAAGCGCCCGCCTGGGCGCTAAAGGACTATGACGCGGCCTCGGCTGCAGTCGGTGCCGGGCGCAATGCGCTTGGCGGACGCACCGATCAAGGAATGATCAATGAGGTCAAGCCCGGCGGTCGCGTTGGCGTTCGCGGCGAGTATTACGGCTGGATGGGCCTGCCCGGCGAACAGCGGACGGCAGCCGCGCAGGCCAATCGCGCCGACGTCGACCGGCAGATGACCGAGCATCGGGTCGTCGGCACCGGCCAGCTGGACGTGAACGTGAACGCGCCGAAAAACACATTCGCCAAGGCGTCAGGCGGCGGTCTGTTCAAAAAGGTCGCCATGAATCGTCGGACCCAGATGGAGCCCGCAGCAACCTCGCTCGGAGAGGAATGATGGGCCTTTTCAAGATCACCAATCTGCCGAATACCGCGTGGCGTGACGCGCTGCTGCCAGCGTCGTTTCGCGGCGCGTTTTTTCACGTCGAGACTGGCAGCAAGGAAAGCGGTCGCCGCATCGTTGTTCATGAGTTCCCAAAAAAAGACGTGCCCTATAGCGAAGACATGGGCCGACGCGCGCGGCAATTCTCCGTGCGCGGCTATTGCATCACGTTCCCGGTCGAGACGGGCGTTCCTAACTACAGCCGGGATTACCGCATCGCGCGCGACAATCTGATCATTGCGCTGGAAAGTTCCGACGGTCCCGGCGTGCTGCAGCTTCCGACCATCGATCCGATTACGGTGGTCAATCCGCAATACCGCTGGACCGAGGAGGAACGGCTCGGCGGCTATTGCACGTTCGACATGACCTTCGTCGAATACGGCGTTTCGACGGTCGTGCCGGCGGTGCCGTCGAGCCGTGAGCAGCTCGTCACCTATTCGACCTTGATGAAAGATCGCATCCAGCAGGTGATGACCGGGCTTGAGGCGCAACTCGCCGCCACGGCGGCGGGCACCAAACAACTGCTGCCGCCACCGTGATCCGATGCAGAAGCGAGACGCACAGGAAGCGGCGCCGATCATGCAGCGGAGCATCACCGCGCTGCTCGCGGCCGTGCCGACGTCGGGGCGCAACGGCGCGAATTTCCGCACCGCCTGCGGCGCCCTCATCACCAATGCTGAAAGCCTGATCCAGACCGATCTGGCCGGGCCGCCGCTGCAGCTATGCTTCGACCTGGCGCGTCAAGCCGGCGCAACGCAAGCGCAGCTCGCGATCGTGCGCAATCAAACGCTGACCGAAACGCCTGTGTCGGTTGGCGCGAACATGATCACCGGCTCGATCATCACCATGTGCTTGGCCACCGAGGGACGCGTCATCGCCGACATGACCTTCACGAGCCGGCAGGACGCCGATGCGCTTCGGTTGCAGATGAACGACGTTTTCGGCAACGTCGAGGAATATCTGGCCGACATAATGGATCAAATGAGCTATCGCGCGACCGTCCAGCTGCATGCCGCGATCATCTATCATCTGGTCCAGACAGCGCGCCCGCTCCCGCGCATGGTTCAATTTGCATTTGGCGGATCAATGCCGACGCTGGTGATGGCGCAGCGCCTTTATGCGGACGCCAGCCGCGCCGACGAGCTGCGCGACGAGAACAAGGTCGTGCATCCGGCCTTCATGCTGCCGACCGGAATGGCGTTGTCGTCCTAATGGTAGTGCGCGTTATAGATGCGCCTTCGCCGCCTTCGCCGCCGGTTGCCGCGCCTTCGCCGGTTGCGCCCTCGCCGTGGAACCCAGAGAAGGCGGTGCTGATCGTCGGCAATCGGCGGTTTGAGGATTTCGAGTCGGTATGGGTGCAGCTGCGATGGACCGAGGCCTATCCGATGTTTCGGTTCACGACGGCCGACATCGTCGAGGTGCCGGGCCAGCCGCCGCCGGCGAATTGGCAGGACTTGCAATTCAAGCCGGGCGACGAATGCGCGATC